CTTAATCTTTACCTTGTAGGAATTAAATAGTGACAGTTCATAAGTTACATACCATATCATTACAGGCTCAACATACCATTGCAAAAGCTGTACGTCTGTCGTAAGGAGAGTATTATTTGCAATACCATTTTGCAGGTAAACCAACATTGGTGTACCTAATACCCCTTGCAACCAACTATCTTGAACTAGCTTAATAACAGGTTGTACAACTTTTGGATCAACGTTTTGATCAATCACTCCATTATCAATAAGAGCTTGTGAGCTTATCAGGAGTACGTTATAATTTGAATCTAAAGGCAATTGATTTAAGATTTAATTGTTTGAAAAATATTTGAAAATGAAACCACCCGCTGAATTAGAATAATTTCTAAGATTATTCTTTATACTTGTCCTTCCGACTTTAAGAACCTCGGCAGCTTCTTTAGCCGATTCAAATTCGTTTAACCTATTCATATCAGAATCGTACTGTATGATCTTCCTAGACCTGTTCCCTTTTAATCCTAAATGAGATTCCCTCAATTTCTTCCTTGTATCTTCGCTCGCTGTTCTTCCTGGCTTACCCTTTCTTGTCTCACTCATTTTAGCTTTCGTCTGTTCCGTATGCTTACTTCTAAATCCTCCCCCTCCATCTGTAAGATTCATTCCGTTACATTCAGGATATCGGGAATAGTTAGATTTGAATTGCCAGATATAAAGCCTTTCCCATTCATCTAAATAATCCTGATCATATCCTTCCGGGATTTCTTCTATGATATCGAATGTGTGGTTTTCAAAACCATGTCTAGTTAAGGAATTAAACAATAATTTACCAATAGTAGATTTTTCCAGCCCCCGATATTGAGATAATCTTCTATCAATATCCCAACTTTGACCTATATAGATCCTGCCTGATGGACTTGTTATTTTATAAATACCTATCATATCTTATCCGTTATTATCTCCATCACTGTCCGCGTCCCCTGCTTCCTGGCTTCCAGGTACAGCGTCTGAAGGAGGTGGAACGGGTGCGGCTGAAGGGGGCGGAATACCTTGTGTGGTATCTCCTGTCCATGCTGGAAGGATTACGTTAGGATCTGCTTTCTTTGCGTTACCCAATACGTCAAGGTCAAGATTTGGCTGATCTCTATTACCGATCATTATTTCGCCTTCCGGTTGATTATTGGCATCATCGATAAGATTCCAGTTTTCTAGGTTCTTTCTCATTTCAGAAGGATACATACAACTTGCAAGTGTACGCGGATCAGTCAACGGCATTGTTACCGGTGGCATTGGCTTAATAGTAAGCTGAGGATCTTTAAAATTGATTCCTATCAGCTTGTTAAGAACATTCAATAACTGAATCCTACGGGGCAATACATAAGTTTTCTGAAACACTTCATACCCTATTTCGAATTCATTTTGTACACCTACTTTCTGAGCATTGGTTTGTAGACCAAATAAAGCAGGAGTTGCAACCCTATGGGCAGAAAAGATATTCTGAATAGTATTTTGCATCAGCCTGATAAATCTATCATCGTCAGAAGTCTGAATTGGAATGACCTGTGGAGCTTGTGTCCCTGGTTCATTGAACGTAATCATTTTCTGAGAACCATTAGCCCCTGAAAATTTGGTTGTAATGTCCCTGGTAATTTGTCGCTGTTCATCGTCTGTTGGCGTTCCGTCAAAAAAGTTTATTATCATCGATGCAGCCATACCATTACGGACAAGGTTGTCATGATATTCAGAAATCCCCCTATCAGTATTGATAGATGCAACAGCAGCTTCATAAGGAGGTCTACCGTAGATATTACGAGAAGTATTACCGTTGTGATAAAATATCTGTGTTCCTGTTGGATTGTCCAGGTCGAAAACATCGTATTCGATTATCTTTGCCCTTGAATAGGTTTTCCAATGCTTCGAATATTTCAGTTTTGTCTGATCGAGATTGTACCTAAATCGTTCAACGGGTATGTGATATATTTCTGAAATCTTCGGGTTATTCTTATTTGATCCCTTGCCCCATACTATCTGTAAGGCAAAACAGCCAAACATTTCGTAATCAAAAGTTATACGATACAGGATATCGTTTAAGCTGTCCCCGTTGCAATTACACTCCTGAATGAAGTCCTGAATAGATCCATTTTTTTTACTTTGCAATCCTCTTGCTACTATGTAGTCAACTTTCCCGGAGATAATTGCGCCATGTGTGGAAGAGCCATCAAATAAATCCAGAAGGTAATCAGGGTAAGCGTTCTTCTCGCCCCAAAAGATTAAATCCTCAGCCTTCTTTTCCTTATTCATAGGTCTATCAAAAGAGTCATGAAAAGTCATTTCAACTTTTGTTGCTCCACCTTCCTTTGGTTCGTCAGATCCAAACCTTACCGATGTTTTATGAAGTACGCTGCCTGATATGTTTGTTGTTGATGCCATATATTATGATAATCCGTTGTAAACGATGTACTGACTTGTTGAGCCGGTAAATGCTGTTGGTGGGGTAACTGATCCCGTCAAAATCATCTTGCCCATTTCGCATAGGTTTAACCCTGCAGGTGATAAAGAGCCTGAAGGATCTTCATATACATTGTATAGATATTGACCTAAAAGAGGGAGATATACTTGTCCTGCTGTCGGGTCGGCATTGCTGCCGGTAGTAGTGATACAAAAACGGTTGTATCTGTTTAAAGATGCGCTATCGTAAGCAAGTGTATAAACTGACTGTTTACTGATCCCGTTGATAAACTCCCATAGGAATAATGATCCTGTTCCCTGCTGCAATTCTGAGACGGTAACGGTAACGGGGTTTTGGGAGTTTTGTAATAGGATAAGCATATTCAAGAAAAAACCCGCCAACCAAATCGGCGGCGGGCTAAAAAATAATAATTATGACAAACAAATAAATCCGTTAGTGTGGTACTGTCAGTGCTGGAACAAGTCCACCTGATACCTGATAGGCGTAAGTTGGTTCAACTCCTGTAAAGGATAGTTTATACTTGCTACCGTCTCCGTATTTCTTTCCACTTTCCGCGTCGAATGTTTTTGGAACCATCCCATTGCTTGCACCATATAGCCAATACTGGCCTAGGTTATCCAATGCAATGATTGAAACATCGCTTTGAGCAAGTAAAAGAAGTTCATTTCTTTTTACTATTTCGACCCTGGTAAATTCAATGTCTACTGTTTGATCAGAATAGACAGAAGCATTTTCATCACTGATCTTTAGCTCATCTTTGAAAGTACCCGTTTCTTTACGGAAGTCATAACGGTAGTACTGATAATTAGATCCCGACTGAATCGGAATAGCTGTTACTGATCCGCTGACTACTGTTATGCTCCCGCTGATATTCTGGAAAGGCATCACAAAGATGGATTTTATACCACCTATGTTTGATTTACAGGTATCAATAGGAATATTTTGTGTGAGTTGGCAACTCATATTTATAGAATTAGTTTATTAAGAATTACTGACCGTTAAAGCCCCATACAATTTCATAAGGTCTTGCAACGTTGGCAGCAAGTGTAAACTTACTCTTCCATTGAATGTTGTCTGAGTATGGGTTGTAGATGAATTTAAAGCTGGCGGCATCATCTTCCAGGTCATTACCTTGTATAAAGTTACTTGGCTGACCTGCTAGGATGCTATAGTTAGTATTACCTGAACTATAATTTAGACCGACGAATGCCATTACATCAACTGCCGTACCTGGGATTGTAATTCTCCCATCATTAGCAGGGAAGTTAAACAAGCTGAGAGGATACAAAGCCTGCAAGGCCATGATGTATGTATTATATACGTCCCAACCAACCATTACTACAGGTTTTTCAGGTGACTGTAAAAGAGCAGGCGGAATAGCTGAATAAACACCATTGATAATATTTACAACGTTTGACGAAGTAACAGGAGATCCAGAAGATGCGGAATAGTGTACCGAAGCTGAAACATAACCAGTAGTACCAAGTCCACCACCTAATGAAGATGATATGTTAGTAACCCATCCATTAAAGTAAGAAAGGTTATTAGTAGTTGAAGCAGTGTTACCATTAAACAATGATATTTCAATTTGCTGTTGCAAAAGACCTACGTAGTACTGTGATAACTGTTGCTCAAAAGGTACTTCCTCCTGATAAGAACCAGGTTTAAGCTGGTAAGCAAGGTAATAATTGTTCAAAGCAGGTGCGCAAAGAATTTCACCGGCCTGAATGAATCCAGGTGTCAAATAACGCTGAGTAAGTGTTACCGAACCGGAACCAGCGTAAAGAGATCCGTTACCGCAGGTCTGAGACTGAAACTGTAGATCAGTAGAAATAAGGTTAATTGCGACCTGAGATTTTACCCCTGCTTGTTGTGTAACAAGTTTCGAAATTCTATTTTCGAAAAGTGTCTGGTGGACCAATGGAAACTCCATTTGATCGGTGTATGTACTTAGGCCATTTAAATTATAGGACATGGTTTATACTTTTTGGTTGATTATTTTACTTTTGATTTTTCGGCTGCATGCATAATCTGGTATGCTCTGGTTGTCGTAACATCAACATCAGCCTTTTTAAATGGGTTCTTCATTACTTCGATTGGCTTTGCACTTGGCTTTGCTGCAATCGTGTCCACTACTTCAGAAACTAGTTCAAGAGCCTTGCGGGTATCCTTTAGTTCTTCTTTAGTCTCATTCAATTCTTTTGACATAGCCGTATGCTTCGTCATATCTCCGCTCATCTTCGATTCAATGCTCTTAATTGAATCTAATAGCGGCTGCAAAGCAGTCATTAGAGATTCTACGGTTAATGGTGTGTCTGTACTTGTATCGCTATCGTCTGCTGAATCTTCTTCTTCATCAATTGCGTCCTCTGATCCTGCCGGAGAAGTTCTTTTACCTTCCTCATCCTTAATATCAGGAGCGGCCCCATGCTTTTGTTTTGGGTCGAATTTTGGATCTATTTTTTTCATTGCTGATTCTATTTTGTCTTTTACTTTCTGTAAATCTTCCGGTGAATATTGGCTTGAGTCCTGATCCTGGTTGATTCTGGCCCATGCATTTTTGATATGTGCATCTGTATCGAGAGGATATCTTTTAACTTTATCTTTCTGCAATCCAGGATCAGCATAGTCTACTGATCCGTATGGCGCCTGAGAGCTTTGGGCCTGTTCAACCGGAGCTTTAGCAACCGGCTTAACGTTTTCTACCTTAGAGGCAACGCCCTTTGAGATTGTGAACTTGCTGCCGTCTAAAGTCTGGTAATTACCATCAGGTAACGGGGAAGGCTTAGAATCAATCAGCAGATAAACAGGAATGCCATTTTTAAGAGTATCACCCTGAAATTGAATTAGAGAATGATCAGTTAATTGTACGTTGGAAAGTTTATATGGTTCTAACAGTTTCTTAACTGATAGTAAAATTTCTTTGGCGTTCATATACTATATATATCTGTTTTTTCGGATTTGTCAATTAATTGCACATATTCAGTGTTATATTTCACCCAGTAGTTCTATAACTTTCTGTAGGATTTCTTCATCAGATAGTTGAACAGATTGTTTGATCTCAATTGAATTGAAAAAACCTTCCAGGCTAAACCCAGTGAAAACACCTTCCTTAACAGATTGCCATAAATCAGGATCAGTTACCTTATATTTTGCAAAGAAGGTTTTATCTTCAAGATCTTCAAATTGCTTAGGGTTGATTCCGTTTTCCTTGTCTGAAATAAATGCCTGATATAAGTAAGCACCACCATCTACAACTAAAGAGTGTTCCAGGTTTATATTGCCCTCATTCTTCTGTTTAAAGAATTTTTGAACAATCAATTCTACATCTTCAGGAGCGAAGTAAACATTTGCTTCCTCATTCCCTTCAAAGTTTTTCCTGTAGATCATTTTATTCGGAATAAGGACTGGCCCTAAAATGACTTGCTGATCTTCATCAGCTATTGCAAACTTTAACGGCTCCCTCTCATAAGCAAATTTTAAGAATGGAACTTCTATTGCCGGTTCAGTTACAAAACTGATTGCGTCAATACCTTCTACATCATCATGAGGATCTATAATTAATCTGTAAACTGGTAATTTCTTTTTGTTTTCCTTTTTCATAATAATAAATATTCGATTGTTAAATTGTTCCAGCCTGTTGATAGCTGGCGACACGGGATTGTGTGTTAGTAATATCAGATTCAGATACGACTACTTGCGTCTGTTGCGAGGTGTTACCTTGAGATATCCCGTTTATCGAATCCTGTGATAAATTAGTAGTCGGGTTACTTTGTGGTACTGATGGAGCATTAAAGGCAAGTCCAGCTCCCCCCGTCCCAGGTATCGACGGGGTAGATCCTCCACCACCACCTGAGCCGACCTTTGTACTTAGAATCTTCTTTACGCTTAATAGGCCCGCTGCCGTAACGGCTGCTGCTTCCACAAAGCTGAAAGGTGGGGGCGCTGATGCAAGGGCCATAGTAGCACCCTGATAGGTATTAATGATCGCTTGACCTACTGCAATTGCTTTACCCGCTGCCGTATGTTTGCCAACAACATTAGAAAGCGCATTTAATGCGCCTCCTATGGCTGCCACCATCTTCTTTTTACTTTCCGCTAGTTCTCTGTCAATTCTTTTTTCAGCCTCTGCGTTGATCTCCTTTGCCCTTAGAGCTACGGTATCGTTA